TATTATCTTCTTTTAGTTTGCTATTTAATTCCTGATAATACTTGTAATTGTTTGTTACTTGACCTAGACTTTTATCTAGTGTCTTTATTTTCTATCTCTAAAAAAAACAAAAGGCAGTCAAACCAATTATGATAGTGACTGCCAATTTGTTGAAAAAGCTTTTTAATAACATGTTATTCTGTTTTGAATTCTGGTAATATGTACTAGATCGAAAGTGCACTTGACCTAGACATTTTTTCGATAAGTTGTGGATCTACGTTATCATCAAAAGTATGTATGTAACCTATTACTATAGATCCTATCCAATTATTCTTTTCATCGCTTAATCTTCTGATAGCAACGGAGTGACAACCATTACCTGTCATGATTGACTTAATCTTGTTATCCAGAAAATCTGATGAATCTATATCGTTTATAAATGTATATTCAGTATTTGCCAAATCAGACACGAATTTAGATATTGTTTCAATCTTAATATCAGACAGACTATCTCGTACGGAAGATACTCCGTATTGCTTTACTTCTAGTGTAGCAGATATGTGCATCTATCTATATAGAGGATGTGGTTGGATAAGATATACCCTGTCAGCTTTTAAGAAGTATAGGAGTTCCCATAGTTCTCCATAAATAGTAGCTATATTTCCAGCATTCTTAACATTGTTAACATGCTCTTGCTTTTTCCATTTTTCAATCTTATAGTCAGTTATCTTATTCTTTGTGTACTGGTTATAAGTGAACCATAAAGCCAAAATTGAAGCTACTCCTGTAAGTATTTGTGGCAAGAATTCTAAAAACATTTGATAATAGTTTAAAAGTAAAAACCCCGGCTGAACTTGATCTGCTAGGGCTGATAATCGTTTTGAGATATAACTATAAAACGTATATAAGTATGTTATGTTTTACTTGGTCTATGGATGTTAACGTATTCTAATAGCTCTTTATATTTCAACATTTTACTGAATAAATTCCTTCCATTACAATGTTTAATCCAACCTATATAACTACATATTTTTTGTTTATAATCATCCTTATCAATATCTTTTTTATTTAGTTTTGTTATCTTTCTGCAGAAGTTTTGTTTGATTCTCTTTCTAAGAAGTATATGTGTATGGAACAATCTGTATCCTACAAAATCTATTCCTCTAGAATCTACTTTAAATATCTGCCAATTATCTTTGAACCTTAGATTAAGTTGATTCTCTAGATAACTTTTAATATCTTCATACAGATATCTAAGATACTTCTTATCACTGTGTAATATTACAATATCATCTGCATATCTGAAATAGTGTTTTATCTTATGAACTTCTTTAATATAATGATCTAGATAAGTTAAATACAGATTAGCAAAGAATTGTGATAAGTAATTACCGATAGGAACTCCTTGCGCAGAATCTATTATACCATCTAACAAGTTCAATAGCTTAGTATCTTTTATCTTCCTTCTTATTACTTGTTTAAGTATATCATTGTCTATTGAAGGATAGAACTTTCTAATATCTAACTTTAGACAATATTGAGTTCCCTATATGTCTTTCAAAGATTCTTTAACATCTTTCATTGCTTTATGGATACCACGTTTCTTAATACAACTATATGTTCCTTTTACAAAGGTTGATACCCATATAGGTTCCATAATATTCATTATAGCATGATGTACTATTCTATCTGGATAATAAGGTAACTTAAAGATTTCTCTTTCTTTAGGTTCATATATCTTATAGACATAATACGGAGATGTTACATATGTACCTTCGATTAACATTTTCTATAACTCTAACAGAAGTTGTTCTTTATTCTTATCGAATTCGATAACTTCTGGTCTGTGAGTCTTATTTTTTCTAGCCTTCTTTTCAGCTAGATAAAGATTGTCTAAGCTAACAATCTATTCGAATAAATTATTATATCTTTTCATCTGAAATCCCATACCGAATTTTCGCTTTCGCTACTAATACAGTGTCTTAAAATGTCGTTTTTTACCAAGAGGTAAGGTCTTCTCTGACAGTGCTTTTTAAATATTTTTTCTGTTTTGGGGATCAGTGTACTGACATTAGCATTGGAATAACTAAGCTCATTGTTAGAATTCACATTGAGTAACCTAGCATTACTGCTGTTAGTCGTGTTACTACCTAAATGCAAGAGAACAACCTAATTATTTTACAAAATTCTATATTTTTACGGTATATAGATTAACCGAGTACCGACATCAGCAGCGGAAGAACCAAGCCCATTGCTAGAAGCCACATAGAGCAACCCAGCATCACTGCCGCTAGCCGCGCTACCACCCAAAAGGAAAGTTCTGTCTGACGTACTATTATTAGTATAATTATAATCACACCAATATGTTGTAGTATTTGCTCCAAATGTTTCAGTTTTAGATGGGAATAAATCGAATGCAGAGTTATATATCAACTGCTTCTTATATCCTTCTCTAATTGATGTCTGTCCCTGTAACGTATAATCACCTATTGTGGTTGAACCAAATGTAGCGAGATTATTATTCAACATTACATCATTACAATTATCAGTAGAGTTAAAGTGTACCAATGCATCTATTACATTCTTCCATAAGTGTCCAAATGGATTCTCAATACCTCTATAACTAGGTACATTATAATTGAATGTAGATGTAGTAGCACCTTCTGCATTAGTATTATTCCAAGTGAATGAAACTACACCTGTAGCATTTCCTAGTGAATCTGTAGTACCACATGGAACAATTGAGTATATATTAGAACCATTCTTAACTGGTTGACCTGCACCAGTTACACCTGCGCCAAGTCCGCCTTGTCTATATCCTTCTGAAGTTAATGTAGCATTGTAAGTTGCTTGACTATTAGTACATGCGTATTCTACTAAGTAAAGAATAGTAAGTATTCTATGTGCTTTATAAGTATACATATTCCATTTCTCACTACCATTTGCTCTAGCTCTAGATTGCATAGTAGTTCTGGGGATAGATACTGTAGGGGTAGAACCATTATTAACTGACATCAACTTATCATCTACTGTAGTAGCCTCATATGCTGAAATATAGAATTTAGTTACATGTTCCACGTCTGCTAGTTTAGGATCATTAACATACAAGTTAAGGAAAACGTCTGTATCATTCTTCATACACTTATACCAGAATTCAGGTATTTCTACCATAGTATTAAGCGTCATATCTCTGTCAGTTCCATCTTCATACTTAGTTCTATCAGATGCATTGATATATTTAACAGTACCATCAGAAGTAATAGTACATGTTTTCATTTTAGATTGAATAGGTAATGACTTATGCCAAGGCATATAACCTATTCTAGTCATAAGAGTATTCTGAGGTTCTAATGGAAAGCTAACTCCATAGTAATTAGAGAAGACATTGTTATCTCCCAAATTAATATCAGAAATAGTCTAAGCACCTAGATAAGCTGCTATTATGTCATTATTCTGTAATTTCATATTATTAGTAAATTAAATATAATGTTTTGGAATCTTTAACCGATAATGCTTCGTATTGTGCCTGAGTCATATAAACTACATTAGATACTACATCAGATGCAATGCAACCTGTTAAGTCTACAGTTTCAGATAATTTATCCCATTCTGCAGGACTAGCTGTAATACATACGTAGTTAGCTCCTGTATCATCCAAGTTATACACATCACCAACTGATGCTGTACTTGGTAATGAATCAAAATCAGCAACCGATCCTTTTACTCTGTATACTGATGCTACTTTTGCATCTACTTGATCTTTGGTATATGCATCTTGAATGCCATAACCAGATAAAGTAGTAGCCTTGGTAGCTTTCTTTTTAATCTCTTCCTGTAACATAGCTACCACTTCAGTGTCTCCACTAATAGGTTTCCATGTAGCGCCATTCCACACTTTAATAATAGCCCCTGTAGGGTCTTCTTTTAAATCAATCCAATAAGTACACTCCGATGGATTTGGAGCATACGTTTGGGCTAGAAATATTATTTTCTCTTTCATATGAAAAAATTATTTAATTTTATATGTTTATAATGTAAACTATAGCTTATCTGGATAACCTGTCTTATAGTTATAAGACTCTATTTCCTCTTTTGTTTGTAATTTATAGATTGCCGAAATGTGTTGTTGGGTAGTATTATAGCAATTAAGTGCATATAACTCTAATGAATTTAGCATAGATATAGCATCTGTTATAGGTATAGTATATTTTATTGTATCAAACCATAAAACTGTATCTAGTTTACCAGTATGTTTCTCAATATTAATTGAGTTAACAAGCCCTACTCGGTCTTCTTTATCTAACCACATTTTTTTTCCTGAAAGATAAAATGAATTTACCGCATCTGATTTATCATAAGCATTAATGTCAGCTATTTTCATTTCTTTTAATTCATCAATAGTATACTGATAATCGACCAATATGGGATATCCAACTTCGTTTTCTTTTATTTCTTTTCCTGATGACTACCCGACTAATAGTTTCTGCCAATATTCTTCGGTTATTTCAACCGAACCTTCTTGAAATTCATCATAGAATCCCTATTTCCAATATTTCATAATAGTTAATTTTTTATTTCCATCTACCAACGGCTACCCAATAAAAATCATTGATTCCCGCGCCAGTACCATTCGAATCTCCCATTGTGTATCTACTTCTTATTGTAAAATAACTATTTTGTACAAGTGTAACTAAGCCTATAACAATGTTCATGCCCTACCCTGGTTCACGATAAGTAATAATAGGACAATAAGTAGCATTATAAAAAGCTATAGGTGTATAAGTAGTATTAGTACCAGTAGAACTTGCTGTTTTATACCCCCATTGCATTAATAAACCATTGTCAAACTTTATGTAACCATTCTAACCTGCCTAATATCCTACTATCTCAGCCTTCTTTACTAACTATTCATATATTACTTTGTTCTGAACTGCATTTGTACTAGTAGAAGATAGAGCAGTATCAATAACTGGTTTATTACTTAGATCATTATATAATCCAGATGTGGCTACATCAGCAAGAGATGGAGTACCAGATATTTCTGAATATGAATAGGAAGGTTTACTTGAACCAATCCATGATGGCTTACTTGTGATTTCCGACCATGTATACGTTGGTTTGCTACTACCAATCCATGATGGTTTTCCAGTAATACCAGACCACGTTGTAGTACCAGCTGGACCTGTATCACCCTTATCTCCTTTATCACCTTTTGGTCCAGTTGCTCCACGTAAACTAGTTGAATAAGTATATGATGTAGTACCTTCTTGTCTTACACCAAGAGTATAACCACTCCATACAAACTCTAACGATTTACCATTAGCTCCATCTGAACCAGCATATCCTCTAGGTCCTTGATCCCCAGTGTCACCTTTCAAACCCTACGGACCCTAATCACCTTTTTCGCCCTTAGCACCAGTATCACCTTTTGGTCCAGCAATAGTTGGTATATTCAAAGTAACTGCAGAAGAACCATCATAAGTACCAGTAACTGCTCCTGTAAACTTGATAGCATTAGGATTCTTTAATGAAGTAGGAATATCAGACATTACTGCAAATGTACCTGCCTTAGATGCAATTCTACCACTAGTCTAGAATTGGTAATCTACCCATCCATCATCAATAGCTGCTGTATCTGACGGTGTATCTTTAGTACCCAATGATAATACAGCTGGACCAAATGATCCATTTACATTTCGTATACCTAATGCAACTGCGCTTATCCAACCATTACCTGATTTACCTACATAGACTATTTTCTTTCTAGATACAGGTGTGGTACTAGCATCTACAGTTTGGTTAGTTGATGATGCTATCTCATCTAATCTATAGGTTGGTTTAGCAGTTCCTATCCACGTTGGCTTACCTGTTACGTTTGCCCACGCTACTGAATCAGCTGTGCCACCTCCATTAGCAGATAACACTCCATTACTAATTGATAATCCTGCTCCTACTTTGATTCCACCTAAAGTAGTACTAGATGCGGTTGGTAATGTGTATGCAGAAGGAATGTTTAATGCTGATTTAAAGTTAGCAAAGGATACTCTTCTTAAACTATTATCTGTGGTGTTTCTTATAAACACAGAACCAATAGATGTTTCTTCATCTCCTAGTGAAGTTACAAAAGTCTTAGCATATATTGTTCCACTACCATCTCTTTGCACTACAGTACTTGCTACAGCTTCTACCTGTTTAGCTATATGCCCACCATCTCCAGTAAGCAAATATACTGCGCTAGATCCTTCTTTCTTATATCCACTAGTTAGTATCTGTTTGTTAGCGTCTCTAACTGGAATCTTGTTTGCTACATTGGTTTCACTTACATTATTATAGTCAACTATTCTAGTCCAAGATAAATCATTATCCCAACCAGTTCTATAATACATACCTGTTTTAGTAGGATCTGCGTAGGCTCCATTGGAAGAATGATGAGAATAATACAATTCTAACCTAGCTGATTCGGCTGGTAAAGATACAACAGCTCCGTAATCATATGGTCCACTTAAACCAGTAGGAAGAGTTGCGTTATATTGCATTATTCCTATTTTACCTTTTAATGGATCTTTATCACTGGAAGAACTATTAACATTCCCTCTATATCTTAAATAAGCAGTATCATGTTGACCATCCAATGTATCTGCATTTAGTCCTGTACCTGATATTTGTGTTTTAAAGCTAGATAAAGTTCTTCGTCTTAACCAACCATCTCCATTGTCTACCCAGATAGCAGATATAGTTCCATCGTCATTTACTCTTTGTGTAGTCTAATAACTGATATTTATTATACTACCGTTACCATCTCTTTTTACAAGCGAATCTCCAGTAGCAGAAACATTCGTATCAGAAGTTTCAACCATAGTTCTTTTAAGAGTACTATAATCAGCATTAGTCATGTCCGCAGCAGCTTTGGGAGATATTGTTTGACCGCTATCTGTATAATCTGAAGTCCTTAACACTGGTAAAACATTTTTTGTAGTATAAAAATAGTATCTTGCTCCACCTCTAACATATATTGCCTCTGATCCACTGTTCTCCATCTGAGTTACTCTACCTATAGGTAGAATAGATTTATCTTGTGTCCAATTGAACTAATGAGAAAGTATTCTTCTATGCACCTTATTATTTATTCCATAAGCGAAAGCATACACTTCTTCTACAAAATGAACTGAGAATCCTTGTTCATGCGTTGCCCAACTTGGCTTTCTAGATACTCCTAATGTGGTATGCACTTCTATTCTATTATTGTACTTACTATCCATACGTATAGTAACAGGATAATAAGTATTTTCATCTAGAGTTCCAGTGTCTATAACCGTTTCTCTAAGTACATACAAATTGTTTAGATTTCCTACTTCATAATCTTTATATAAGAACTTATTTGCATTACCAGTACTATTAAGTATAAAGTTACCATCAGAATTAACTTGCATCCACCATTCCATATTATTGTTGAAATTAATGGAACCTTTATTAATTATCAGATTACCTGAACCATCCCTCTATACTAATGAATCAGCAACTGGAGTTACAGATCTAGTAGGCAATGCTGACCATGCCGCATTCTTTCTAACGTATTCTTTACTATCAGATGGAGCATCATCAATTCCTCCTCCACTACCACCTGTAATAACAATGTTACCAGCTCCTAGTAATGAACTACCATTAACAGTCTTAATGGTTTCACCACTAACTAATCTTTCTTGTTTTGCAGCGTCTAATGCAAATATTTGTCCTGCTAATCTATTCTCTACATCTGTAGCTCTGATTTCTTCAGCTTCTATATCTGATTGTAGTTGTGTAACTGTATCGGTTATATCAGATGCTTTAGTATCTGTATATGCTTTAGCTGCACTAAGAGTTGCAGTATCTGCTGCTTTGTAATCAGTATCTAGTTTGTTAATAGCTGCGGCTACACCAGATAATTTGATGCCATTAGCTCCTACAGTTAAGTAAGAATCAGAAGTACTATCAATAGTAATGCTAAACTTATTATTCGCTAGACTTAAACCATTACCGGCAGTATATGTATCTACTAGATCGCTAATATCTACAGGTACAGTTTGTTCCCCGTCCTCAGTTACAAATATAAAAATAAGGCTCTTCTTCTGTGGATCATAATAAGCTTGCTTTAAGAATCTATCTTTAGGTATGCTTATCTCACCAGCATTAGTAGAGTCTACCATCAATGTATAATGTAACTCATTATCAGGATCCTATACTAAGTTAACAGTAGAAACTTTACTTGATTGTAGATTGCTAATTAAAGTATCTTGTGCATCATTACGATCCGCTTCTACTACTATAGCATCTGCATTTGTTTTCTCAGCTGCTTTAGCTCTAGTAATCTCATTATCTAATTTAGTATTAGTTGCAGTATCAGCAGCCTTATAAGCTGTATCCATTGCATTAATAAGATTCCTATTATTATCTTCAGCCTGAGTAGCTCTAGCAGTTTCATCAGCTATAGCTTGTGCATTAGCATTTATAGCATCAGTTAAAGAACCACCCTGTTCAGATACTTTAGCATCTACAGCCCATATTTCACCTTGTAACTGTTCTTCTGCTTCAATAGCTCTGTTCTGTTCTTCTACCATTCCTGAAGCAAGAGCTGTTTCAATTTCTATAGCACGCTTTGCCTCATCTTCTATTGCCTTAGCGTTAGCCTTTTCTGCAGCCTCTGCACGTGCAATTTCATTTATGATACGGTTGAAGTTATCTCTTTCTGCAATAAGAGCTCTATCCTTTTCTGCATCAATGTCTTTAGACAGTTGTTCCTCTGCAGCTAATGCTCTATTCTTCTCAGTAACCTCTGCTTGTGTTGCACGATTTACTTCTTGTTGCAGTTCTAATTTAGTAGCATAAGTATCAGCAGCTTCTACCTTAGTAAGATATGGAGATAAGTCTATATCTGCTTTATATTCTCCAAGCAGCTCCCATTCTCCATCTACATAGATATACTCTTTATAGAGATTACCATGAGTACCTTCACTATCAACTACTAGATATATCTTAGTAGTATCAATATCTTCTGTGGGCAGTTCTGATACTATCTTATATAAAGTTAGATCCAGTACACATGATACTACATTATCAGTAATATCTATGCCTGAACCAGCAATAAGTTTATCCTACTTAGTTAGTTTTAATGTCTCTATATCCTAACTTATTATGGCAATCCTACCGTCAAATTGACGTATCTCTTCATTCAGATGCTCATCAAAGTTCTTTAATTGTTGTTCTACCCATTTCTTTATTCTGTTTTCAAATTCAGGTAGAGTTCCTTGAAGTACTTTTATAGTCTCCCAATATCCTTCTGCATTCCATACCTTTATACTACCACCAAGTGGATCAGTATTAAGGTCAACCCAGTACATTACTTCATCAGGATTGGGCTATATATCACTTGCTCTAAAATTAACAAATCTTACCATCTTTATTTATCAAGCTTTAATATTTGTTTTCTAAGTCTTCCTTCTCTATATGATACATGTATCCATGAGTAGTCATTCTCATTAATAAGTTGATCAAACTCAAAGTTATCTCTGATTAACTCAAATAACTTCTTATTCTCTTCTTTGCTACCTGCTGTTATATCAGCAGCTTCTCCTAATACATGTTGACTTGTCTTAGCTCCTTTAACTGCTTTATTTACTTCTGGACTGCGATAACCTGAATTAACTATAATAGGTTTACCATACAATTCTCTAAGTGGATCAAGTACCTTTTCTACTAGAGTAATTAGATTCTTCTCTGCCTACTCTGTAGGAGTATTATCTAATTTCTTAGCTGTAGCTGTAGTAGATTTTGTTAATTCTGCGATAGAAAAATATTTCATGTCTTATACCTCCATATGAATCCACCGGATTCTTTTGTTTTACCTAAACAAGAAGCTGAAATATTTTGTATAGCAATACCTGTACTTTTGGATGCTTCTGTTAAGCTGTTAAATTCTTTTATTAAATTCATATTATTGTCAAATTGTTGGGTTATTTTTCTACATTTAACATGTTCTGAATATCTATGTTTTTTCCCTCTATGAGAGTTTGCTCTTCTCTGTATACAGTCACCATAACTAGTATTGTATTTTGCGCTGCACCACTCAAGGTTTTCTACATTATTATTTAACTTGTTTTCATCTTTATGATTAACACAACGTAGTTCATTAGGGTTTTCTAAGAAAGTTTCTGCTACTAGTCTATGAACTGTTTTAGTGACTTTATGATTACATTTACATAAACTAACTTGCATATAATCTTTTCCTTTAGCTTGTTTTAACAGCTTTGCACTGCCTTTTCTCCTAATATGTCCAGATGAATTTATTTCATATAAACCTTCGTAATCTTTAATATCTTTCCACATATTGTTCAGTTTTTTTATACTGAAACGGGAAAAGTATATCTAAGTTCTTGTTTATATGAAATATTTCATAAATATAATCCAACATATATCTTTTTAATTTGCGTATCTTGTAGTTCTTGGTTGAGCATCATATACTACACTACCTAATAAATCTGCAGCTAAGTTCATTCCAAACTGTTTATCGTCGTTATCTATCTCATTTACTTTGGATAGAATATGGATCTACAATAAGTAGATCCACTCTAACAATTCTCTATCAGTATATTTAGCAAGTTGTTTGTTCATCCTTAATCTCCTCCGCACTAGTTTCGATTTCTTCAGTGTTCATGATCTTATCAAAAATAGGGTTCAAAGATTCTTGTATAACTGCTAAGAAGTTACCAGCTATAATGCCTTTAAGTACTTCTACATTTTCTTTAGTAACATCCATTTCACCATTATGATACAGTTCTCTAGATATTTCTAAACCTTCTTGACTTACTGCAGAATTATACAATAGATTTCCTAAATCTTTAGAAATATCAACTGTAGATTCTTCTCCCTCAATGTTCTTAATTGTAATGTTTCTAAAATCAATCAACATAATATTTAGTTTTAAAATTAATAATATTTATTAACGTTAAAAAGTGTTACATGTCTTACATGAATTACAAACTTTACAATCTATAATATTACACAGTGTTTCTAACTTCAACGGATTATCAGTATCAATCTATCTACCACAACCACAAATCATAGATTGTAGTATCTATCTGTCCTGTACGAAATCAGTTTGTGTTATTAGAAACTCTAATTCATTTATACATATAGCTGCTACCACAGACCTATTGTCTATGATAGCACTATATCTTAATTTATTGTCTACTTTGTTTGTCATTTTTAGAATGATTTATTAACAGCATATGTATAACTTCCTATTGTAGTCTTCACAAAATCTCCAGAATTTTTTACTACTCTTAATTCATTAGTCTAACTACCCATGGCGTATAACTCATTCTTAAAATATATAAAGTCTATAGTAACATTACCCCCATTGTATAGTCGAATAGTATCACAACTTCCAAAACCGCCCGAATTAGGTAATACAAAACCTGGATCTAGTCTACTAGGTCCTTTGTGTATATCTACATTATAACTAGTTAAGTTTACTATATTTAGCTAAGCCTATACCATTTGATCTGCCTAATATTCATCCGGGTAAAATTCAGGATCTGGAGTTGCAAAAGAAGCTGTGTATAAGTCTATGGTATTATTGGTTACAGTTACATCGTCCCTCTATCTAACTATATACAAAGTTTTAAAAGAATAATCATTAGGTATAGTTAGAAAATGTGTGGTAGTAAATGAAGTAACTTTATGAATTACAGCATTAGTACTAAATCTTCCCTTTACTGTTGCTTTATTCATTGTTACTTCGCCAGTAATCCCATTTACCTAGAAATTTGGATTGAATTTATTAGGTAATAAAGTAACTATAACATTCTCACTTAAATAGGTACTTGCAAGATTTACTACCAACTATAAACCATACTTTAGAGTACCACTTTGTATAAAACTTTTAGGTAGAGCATAAACTCCATCGTAATCCATTCTTATAGATTCTCTTACTCCACCTTCTGTCATATAGTTATATAATAGATATATGTTGGAATTGTTAGAAACTCCTTTCACATTTATATTAAATTCTGGAAGATCTTTATGACTACTTTGAGTCCATATTAAATAATCCGTTGTGGCAGAAGATGATGTCTTACCAGTAATGGTTATAGTATCACTTGTTATAGTTCCATTGTAATTACTACTGCTACTTTTAAAATTATATGTCCATATAGATGTATCTGTAAATGAAAATGGTTTAACAGTACTATTAAAGTTCTGATAATCGGTCGAATCTTGCCCAAGTGCATCAGTACCTTGTTTACTAAACATGTACTCTTTATTGAACACGAAATCTCCAAGTGTACCATTATCTGCAATCAGTAACTTAGTATACACTGCTTCAAAGTCATCCATCAATATCCAAGTAGCATTTATTCCATTAGAATTCCAATCTTGTTCTGGAGTAACTCCTAGATTTTGACCATTCCATGTAGTAGTTTTATTCATTACATAGAATGCTTCACCTTGTAATACAAATGGTGCTTGAGTATCAGTAGCTTCGTATGTCTTATTATGGATATAAGTTCCTGCCGGATATACAAGTCTTCCTCTTAAACCATTAGTACCATTTACACCATCGTTACCTACCCATTTAACCCATTCATAATCAGTATAACGAGTACTTTCTACTGAACTAGTTTGATTATAAGCTAAACCGATATACTTAGTGTACATATTAGGTTTATCATATATCTGTGAATCAGATGTAGGCCGATCATCAGAGTACTTAATCCAAGTATATAGACTAACACCCGGTTCACCTGCAGCTCCATCTTCACCACTAATTCTAACAGGTTGATCCCATACTCCAATCAGTTCATCATTAGCAGCTATCTCAGCATGTGACATCCACAAGTATTCGTAGCTATTAACTACTGGTACAGTAGTAGTCCAACCTGCCGGATTTCTAACAGTAGTAGCAATACTAGGAGTATGACCTTTAGTCATAGACATAAATCTAAACTCTGTATGTTTACCATCTAAAGCTTCACCATTTTTACCATTTAACTGTATAACTTCAGACCATGTTTGTACTTCATCTTTAGGTCCATCTACCATACCAACACATTGCCACCATTGACCGTCTGAAGTAGTAGGATAATCTAACCATCCGTCTATGTCAGTAGTACCCGGTCTAGGATTCTTAAATGTTGGTTTAGCAGGTCTAGAATTAGATTTCTTATATACATAAGTACTCCAGTTAGGTACAGATCCAGATTCTCCGTCCTCACCATCTTTCAATACATATAGTGTCTCTTGGTCTACAAGTATACTGCTACTATTCCTTTGATCGTATAATGAGAATGTAATATAAGCCACTATACCACTAGTATTAATAGTATTATTAGCATAGTATCTCATTTCACTAGCATTATCAATCTTATAAGCAAAGTAATAACCATATGGAGTACTATCTACAGTAGTAGTAGAATCTCCTTCGAATAATCTTATACCACATGATACATTAGCCACAGACGGAGTACCATTCTTATTTACATGAATAGCACTTACAGATGGAGCTAACTGATATATCTTAGGAGTTTGACCATCAGCACCAGGTTTAACTTTAGTAATTGTCAAGGTTACGTCTCTTATATAAGTATTACCTTGATATATTGCTTTAACAGATACTGGCAGCCTTATTACTTCAGGAGCTGACTTATCAATAGCAGTTATAGTAATAGTACCTAATACAGACGACGTAGCTGTTACTCCCGCTACTTCACCCAATGTTGGGTTCTCATATAATGTAAGTTTAGTAGTTCCATAGTACATACTTACTGTAGATGTTACAGGTAATCCACTAACTACATTACCTTCAGAGTCACATGCTACAGCGATCATATCGTTATCAAAGTCTGTAACCAAACCCCCTACACCATCTACTCCGTCTTTACCGTCACTAATCTTATAGATAGTTTCTTTATCTACTAACTATCCACCATTAGTAAGCATAAAGATTATCTTCTTCTTAATTGAAGAAGTAGATATGTTTTGATCTATAGTATAGTTCTCAGCAAGCTCTTCATCAATTACATATTTAAATGCATAACCATTTGGTAATTGAGATAACTCTACTGTGTTAGCACCCTGTGTTTTCTTAATACCACAAGTGATAAATACTACATCAGATACACCTTTCTTATCTACATGGATAGCATCAACAGAAGGCATTAATGAATACAGAATAGCGTCTTCTCCATCAGCACCGGGTTTGATCTTATTAATAGTAAGATACGTAGTACGTTCCATCAATTCATTGTTATACACAGTACTAGCATCAATCGGTATACGTATGGTAGTATCCGTAGTATTAGCAATAGATGTAACAGTAATTATACCAGATTGTCTATCTGCAGTAGCTACAACACCTTCTGGAGGACGTACAGTTAATGAGCTTAGATTTAATTGCACAGTTCCATAGTACATACTTAAGGTTGCATTAAGTGGTAAACCACCTACTACATTACCCAAACTATCTGTAGCTACTGACTGTATTTCATTATCTAAGTCTAATACAATACTACCTAAACCGTCAAGACCGTCTTTACCATACTTAGCCCACAATGATGGTCCAGTATATGCTCTCCATCTACCTCCTCTGAATTTTCTTTGACACACCCATTCATATGGATATTCTTTTGTTACTCCTATTGGATCATCTGACCAACCTCCCGGAATGTATTCTATACCTTCAAAGTCACCAGTTTCCTGATATGCATCTGAATTAGTATTGTTTGGAGTTGGATTATCTGGATCATTGTTAGTAGTAGTTCTATAGAATATATACTGTACACCATCTCCATCCTAACCATTAGCTCCCCATTTAGACCATAATGCAGGTTGACTGAATGGACCCCATTTACCATCTTTCTTACTTCTGGTACTGACCCATTCTCCTTGATAAGTAGTAGTTACTCCTCTAGGAGTATCAGTCCATCCTAAGTCAGTAGGTACGTAATCATCAATCTATTCACTAGTTGGAGTATCAGGTCTATCTAAGTCACCAGCAGTTGCTGTACGCTTATATATAAATTCATCTGCTTTTCCGTCTGCACCCGGTTTACCATCAGCACCAGATATCTTAATTGGAGTAGACCAATCCTCTACTATATCTGGATTAGAAGTAAATGTTCTATCTGACATCCATATTGGAGGAGTCAATTTCTGATCATTACCTTGCCATCCTTCTGGATATACTACTTCATTAGTTTCAGAATCCCATGATCCACCTACTGGTTTCTCAGGTTCTTCTTCACTAGATTTATATGCAAACACAGTCTTATAAGATACTCCGGGTAATCCTTCTCCCGGTTCTCCTTGAGGACCTGATTCACCTGTAATTCT